ACACATCTATCGGTACTTAGGTTTAGGCTTTCTTTATCGTTTTCCATGCGTAATGTAAAGCCTGAACCGTTTCTTATTTCAATAAATCCCATTACTCCTCCTTTCCTTGTGGAAAGAACCAATTACCGTTGGCATCTTGCTTAGCCCATACAGCATGCTCTTTAATGCGATCTAAACATAGATAACCGTAGTACGGCTTGCCATTAGTTTTGCTAACACCTGTAACTAAATTATTACCTTTAGCACAGCATGCCGGTGGTGCTTTCGGTGGTGTAACTGTTGCAGCTTTAACCCAGTCCTCATTACTGATAGGTAAAGGCTCTGTGCGATCTACTGACCAAGCTTCCGACTGAACTACTTTAGTCATTTCTTCTCTGCTAGCACGCTTGCCCTTAGCTGCATAACCCGCGTTTGCAAGCGCACGGCCGATCGCTGAAGTCTCACAGTTTTCCAGTGCAGAAGTTGAATTAACACCGCGATCAGAAATGCTTTCACTAGCAAGTCCAGTCGCACACGGTTTCGCATCGGCTTCCGTTTTAAATAATTCAGCACTAACAATGTATCTAGTGTCTGAGGCCTGTTCAAGTTTTGTTGCCACTCTTCCATCTGGGTAATCCTTCCACCATTTTTCTAGTCGGCTCTCGACTGTTTCATAATCTGCTAAGTTAAATGCCATTAGTCTTTCCAATCGTCTGAGTTGTCAATCTCTGCATCGTAGACCGTCTTGTAAAGTGCGGTGTATGCAGCGATGTCGATAAGACTGTCCAGGTGACCAGGTGACTCTTGTAACCTACTGATCTTTTGTAGGATATTGATAATACATATGTCGTGTGGCATGAGTGGGTAATCAATATACGAACTGACAAGCTTTGAAATCCGCTCCATGTTATGTAATGGATGTCCGTAAACTGTGCCGCGCTCGTGAATGAGTTTAGTAGCGGTTGCAAAAAACGCCTCAGTTGTTGTTGGCATCGATTTTGCTATCTGTCATTCTGCGGTGCATGTCAAAGCCATCTTTGCGGCCTTTCCAATAACCTGACTGAAATGCATTATCTTTAATTGTTGAGTAAACGCCCCAAGCAATAAAATAACCTAACACGGTATAAAGTACTATCCATGGTGCTGTTGTCTCTATCATGTAGCCCTACTTTCCATACCACAATTTGTGGCATAGCAATAGTGTGACATGTGTGTACGACTTTGTGGATTATTTAGGGCGTAGTTTGTATAACGATTAGGTAACGATGTTACCCGTAATACCGCCCTAGAGCTGTAAATGAGCCATCCTTATTGATCGGCACTAACGTGGGTGTTAGCGTCTTTCCAACGGCTTCTAGTATAGCAATACCCATCTGCCAATTCGCGCTTCCATAGCGGATATAAGAGGCTTTTTTTCTGTCCATGAGATTACCTACCTCAACCCCATATAAGGGTCTGTAATGGCTTCCTATGGCTTCTGTATAGGCACTCATGCCTAGTCTATGGCTATGTCCTGCTATGACCGATTTGCCCCATTTTTTAGCAAGGTTAAGAGCTGTGATACCTGCATGCTGGCTCATGCTGCCTTCATCGCCATGTGCTAATACCCAGCCAGGGTGGAACTCGTATGCTGTCTTGTGATAGTCAATGCCCATAGATGCAAAGTCCATAAACTTAGGGTATTGAAGCTCTGGTAAACCTATGAGACCAGGTGCTTTAAGTAGTGTGTTGTAAAGACGGTCTGTATGATTAGATCTTATTACCGATGCTTTTTTGCTGTACTCAGTAAGATCCCAAAGAATGTCTTGACAAGCTGCACGATCTTCATTAAGAGTTTGACTGTAAGCGAGAGGTGTGCCCTCGCTCCATTTACTAATGGTTTGAAAATCAATTTCATCTCCCACCACCAAAACCTCATCAAATTTTTCACGTCGTGCCAACTTAATGACATTCTTGACTGCATGCTCATGATGGTATGGAATTTGTAAATCTGATATTACGAGCCAACGCTTAATCTTCATCCTCTTCTGGAGTAGGGATAGTTGGGATAATGCCGTCTTCGCCTACTACCCAATCGGGCATAGATGATGGGCTATCCATTAAATAGAGTGCAACGCTTTCTGTAAATCCAGCCTTACGTGCAGCTCTAAACATTTCATGCTTGGCAATATAAAACACTTCTAATTTAGTTAATGGCTCTGGTGATTTACGCACTACACGCCTGTTGATCTTCTTTCGCTTACGTCTTGTATCAGCCATGTGTTTATTGTCTCTTAACTATTAAAGAATACAGATCATCAACACGCTGTTCTAATCTTGTTAACTGATCCTTCATGCTAGATCCACCATTGGGACGCAATTCGTTAAGCCAACCTTTAATAAGAAAGCGTAGACCCACTAATAAACTTGTTAATACGGCGCATGCGCCAGCTCCGAAAGAAGCCCACTCTGCCGGACTCATGCTTCATCTGCACCGAGGCCATAAGCATCATCGGATTTATCTAAAGCCCTAGCTGCTGGGCCTGCAAGTGCGGCCACTACTACTGATATAACTGGATCTAGTCCTAACTCATTACTGGCTAAGAATGTTAAGAATGAGACAAGCACACCCCTAAAATATGATTTAAGTATTGCCTTCTGCTTATTGCTTATTTTCATATGTTACCCCCTAGTAGTGGTATATTAAACGGCTTGCTATCTTTATCGCCTAACTTTGTAAAGCTGATATGCATGTGCTTTGTGTGTTTGTTAAAGCCTTTATACTTACGCCACTTAAAATTAAGTATCCTGCTAGCGATCATGCCATTATGTATTACGTAAGATATGCGCTTATCGGTTTTCGCACACTTTCTGATTTGGTCAGCCAGATATATTGAGATCCCTTCGGATGCACCCAAGCGAGAATCAACATCAATGGCTCGTACACACCCATTTGCATCTGGATTATGATCCGATTTTGTGGCGGAATGACGAGCATCACCCAGCCACCCATCAGAGGTAGAGCGACGATCTGGGTACCAGGTATCAATTTGATCTCTTAATTGTGTGGCCGCAGCACTAAGGTAAGGTTTCAATATCCACCTCTGGCATAATCCACTGGCAAATATCTTCATTAAAACCAATAGCATTATCGGGTTTTGGGGCTATAAATGCGTCACGTACTGCATCGTATGTATAACCAACACCTGCATAGTTATATCTAATATTGCCATTATATGAAGTGCGCTTACAGGTTTGACCTCTAAAGTTTCCATACCAAGTTTCAGTATCTAATCCTTCAATAGTTTCTGTTTCATCAATACCTACTATAACTTCGGTAACAATATTATTCTCATCTAAAAATGCGTAATGTGCCATTATGCCCAACTCACATTTCCTGTGCCAGCTGTAATAGTAGCTCTTTTATATCCACCACTCGCAGCACTTTCTGTGCCAGTCAAACCTGCACCGATAGTAATTGTTCTACTATCGGAATATCTTAAAATTACAACTCCACTACCACCGGCACCACCTGTATTTACGCGACCTGAACCACCGCCACCGCCAGTGTTTACAGTTCCAGCAGTTCCATTTCCAGTTCCACTACCTGCACCGCCACCGCCATCACCACCAACAAAACCAGTTGGGAAATCGTCTGCACCACCACCGCCACCGCCATAAGTTACTGAGGAACCTGTTATAGAAATTGCTAAACCATCTCCGCCCTGACCATTTGCATCAGTGTTACCTGCTTCGCCAGCACCACCACCGCCACCGCCAGAAGATACAACACCTGTAATACCAAAACCTGCGCCACCATTAAAACCTTGTACTGGGCTTGCAGTTCTTGTACCACCTGCGCCATTATTTCCACCAATACTTCCACCGCCACCGCCAGATCCACCTGATAAACCAGCTCTACCAATAGAAGTATCAAAAGGACCACCACCGCCACCGCCAGTTGACGTTATTGTAGAAAAAATAGAATTAGAACCAGACGTACCAAAAGCATTACTTCCACCACCAGCACCGCCACCGCCTACTGTTACTGTGTAATTTGTTGCAGCTGTAATTGTTAATGCAGTTTCTAAACTGCCACCGCCACCTGTTGCAGTTACAGTAGAACGTAAACCACCAGCACCGCCACCGCCAGGCCCACCACTACCTCCAGCACCGCCACCGCCACCAGCAATTACTAAATAATCTATAGTAATTATAGGATTTGGAATACCAAATGAACCAGCTAATATATTTCCAATCATTATGAAATAGCACCTACTACATACCAAGCATTAGCAGCAGTCTTAATGCACACTGCTGATTTATATTGTGCAAGCGTTGGAGAAGCTGCTGTACTGCCAGCACTTAATACTGTGGTAGTGCCTGGTGTTACTGCGCTAATTGTGCAAGTTCCTGCACCAATATTTAATACTGTAATTGCTGTGCCTATTGCAAAATCTACAGAAGCATCTGTTGGTATTTTAAATGCTATTGCTGTCGCCTTATTCATTATCTCTAAGACCTGGTATTGGTCTGCAAGTACAGCTGTATAATCTGCAGTGTTGGCAGTGCCTACCGTAAATGCAGTTAAGCCATTAAACATGCCAGAGGTTAGTACGTCACCTGTTGATGCTGGAAATCCTGTTGCCATTATATCTCCTTAATAAGAAAGTACGTTTTGTCCTAAGACACCGTAATCTACGTTGCCTATTATAAACCCATCTATGACAGGTTCTAGTGTTGTAAAGGTTGTTTTCCAACTATTTGGTGTTATGTTCATGCGTACACCAAAAATCTGTAGAGTCTTCTCTAGCAAAGATCCGCCTGGCTGGGTAGTAATAATGGTTATAGGATCAAAGAAATCTAGGTCTAGGGCTGCAACTATGCCTGTGTCGTAGTTAGGAGTGTATAGGTCTAAAACTATGGCATCACATCGGATCGTGGTCTCAGCTCTACTAGCCACATAAGCCTGGGCATAATCTAGGGCTACGGCATCGGTCTGCATAAGTAGACTGTCTAAGTAATAACTGTGTAAGAAATATTTATCTATAGATGCTTGATTAGACGCTACTTGTGCGCTGCCACCAGTCCTAGTGATAGTGGCTTTATTAAATATCAGCACATCATTTAGTATCCAACTGGCATCAAAATAAACTATGCCCGTACCGTTATCTGCAAAAACTGTGGGTGTGCCACCAATAGATCCAACGGTTACTGCTCTATCTTGGAATACAAATGAGCCATATCCATCTACGTATAAAGCACCATACTCTGAAGTGGATACAGTAGTAAGAGCTGATAAGGCTGTGCGGTTAGTGCCTGGATCTGCCTGCATAGTAGTGAGACCTGCATCTATATCACGCATTGAATCAGGCCAGTCAATTTGATCTAATATCTTATTGATACGTGTGCCAGATAATTGTCCAGCAGTGGCATCTGTGACTGTGCTGATCTGTGCTATCTGGGCTAATCTAAATGCATCTACAGCTTGTATAGTCGTAATGGCTACGGTGTCGTCTGACTCTCCTGGGTATGTAGTTACATAAGACGTAATGAATCCCGAGAAGATGGGATATGTAACGCCATTGAAGGTTGCAGTAATCTGCACTTTTTTCATAGGTGTTAATAAATTGTAATATGGCCCGCTTACATTCTGTGGATTAAAATCGCCATTTTGATCTGTAATGCGTAGAGTAAGTGCGCCTGTCTGAAATTGATCGGATAATGCAGTACGGCCTCTATTAGTCTCTATGCGGTTAACCTGATTAGACACATCTACAATCACAGCTGCTGAATCCGCTAAAACGTTAGTGCCTAATATACCTTGATCGATAATCATAGCCTGAGCAAAAGATGGCCCAGTGCTAAAGTTAATTATTGCATTTATTACTGGTACTGCCATTATGGTAACTGTCCTGCTCCAGTAGTGCTATATCCACTACGCCCAGCAACCTGAATACTCTCGGCTATCATCTGTGCAAAGGCATCACCAGATGGTGAATTAACTACTAGGTTTACATCTAAAGATCTATTGCCAGACTCTCTAGCTCTTTCTGTTGCTATTTGTGCCACATTCATGCCAGCATAACCAGTTGTGCCTACTAGTTGCGTTGCTAGATCTTGGAAATATCCAGCCGTTAAAGGTGTAAATGTAGGTGTTGACGGTCCTGCATCCTCAGTTAATGTAGGCAACTTGCCACCCATACTTAAAATAAACGCATTGATTTTAGCCGTCATTGACTTAACTGCATCTAAAGCAAATTGGAAATTATCTGCAAACTTTTTAGCAGCCTCAGCCGCTGCCATTTCAGCTAGTATCTTTTTAGCCAAAGCCTCGTTATTATCTAATATTGCTATTTGAGCCTTAATGCGTAATTTAGTTTCTTCATCTGTAGCAGCGTTAAGTGCAGCCATTAAACCTATGCGCTCTATATCAAACTTGTCTCGTAATTGATCTACGGCAGTCTTAGCCTTTATTAAAGTATTTTCTTGTTTACGTAATGTAACAGCATCTTTAATTGCTTTAGTCTCGGCTTTTCTTTGTGCTGGAATACCTGAGTATCCGCCTTGATTTTGATTCATTACATCTGATCTACGTACCCACTTGCCATCTACTTTAACTGATGCGTTAGGGTTAAGTAAGCCTATAACATCACCAGCAGTAGCAAAGGCTCTGCCTATCGCTTCGGCTGCGCCTACCATCTTTGTCGTAAATGTATTTATATCGTTACTGTTAGATAATGCTGCTATTGCATCTAGTAAACCTTTACCTATAGCCTCTTTAGATTCATCCACAGCTACAGTTAATTTAGCCATACTGCCTGCATAGCCTTCTACGGCTGCTGCTGCCTGACCTGCAAAGTTAGCGTTAAGCGTGCGCTGTACTTCTAAGAATGATGCTGACTTTAATTGTGCCTTGCTTAGTCCTACGCCTAATCTACCAAGTGCTGCGTTATCGCCTAGATAGGCTTTAGACAAACTAGTAGATACAGCTGTGAGATCCTTACCAGTACCCGCTGATACGTTTAGCGCAGTGTTAAATAAACTCTGTGCCTGAGCGACATCTTTAGTTACTATAAGTAAACGTTGGAATCCCGGGATTAAGTTTTCATCTACTATTCCAAATTGTAAAGATAGATTCTTTAAATAGGTCTCTATGCCTGGCTGTTCAAACTCTAAGCCTAGGTTGCTAACCGTAGTACGTAGTTTAGCGGCTGCCTTCTCTGATTCTATAAATGCATTAACTGCATTCTTACCAAAAGATACTAAGGCTACTGATCCAAATACTTTAGCAAAGGTCTTGCCTAATTTTTGTGCTGATTTATCAAACTCAGATATTTGCTTCTTGCCTTTAGTAAGTGCTTTACCGTTCCAGGTTGCTAAGGCTGAGACTACTAATGCTGGTGGTTTTGCCATTATGCAACCCTCTTTAATTGACTGTTATTAAACTTAGTGGCAACGGTTTCTATGGCTTTAACTACAGCTGCATAAACCTTGCCTTCATCTTCATTCCATGCTCTAAATATTGCTCTACCACGTTGCGGACCAGTACCCTTCATAGAACTTAGGTTCTCGGCTGCCTGGTTAAATTGAATGCCAGCATTAGGGTTAAGCGATTCACCTTGTCTGCCTCTTTGCTTACGGCCTGCAGTTTCAAATATTGAACCTGATGCTGATTTGTTAGCCACATAATTTACAAGTGAGAATCCAGCAGCATTACGTCTACTTTGTCCAGTAGAGTAAACAATGCCATTACGTGCTACGTCTTGATCATAGAATGGGAATGCTCGGTACTTTTGCTCAGCTGTAACATTTACTTTGCCCCATCCAGATAAAACTTCTGAATTAGCAGGCATGTAACCTTTAGCCCGATCCCTAATAGGTATCATCGCATTTTTAATATTTGTCTGCATCTCTTTATTAAGATTAGGGTCTAATACTTTCATAGCGGCTTGAAGCTCTTTAACGCCTGTTACGTTTACTGGCATTTTTGATCTCCTTTGCTCTATCTTGTAAGACCTGCACAATAGCCCGTAACATCTCTGGGTCCATGTCAATGAACTCACTAGGCGCAATCCCTAGCTCTACAGACAAACTTGCTATCGCATAGAGCGTAGAATCACGCTGTACTATTTTTTTTCTTCGTCTAATACCTCGACAGTTTCTAGGCTGTCAATAAACTCGATACCAAACACAGGAACAGTTATGTTAGCCCTACGTAAGCACTCATGCGCCAAGAAATAAATCTCAGTCTGCCGTTCGTGATCACGTAGGACTTTACTAATTCCTGCGCCATACTTTAACTCGAAAGCGTACTCGACACCTGGCGTAATCTTGTGTTCTGTTACTTCGCCATTAGCCCTTGTTATCTTTAGCTTTGCCATTATTGCTCCTTATGCTACTGCTACAGATATTACGCTGTTGCAGGTAAATGTGATGCTTTGTGATGATATATCGCCAACAGCACCGTTGATGTTTTGTAGATTATTCACTAAAACGGTAGTGCTGTAAAGTGGATTTGTAGCAGATGTTGCACCACTTGCTTGCTTGATTGTCACAGGCACAGTTGTACCATAGGCAGCACGAAGTGTTGGAATTACAGTTGCTGCAGCATTGTCGTTAAGGAAATCTAGAGTAATTGTTGATGCCTCTAGTCCTTTAGTAAACTTGTGTGCAGTATCGCCCATAGCAGTGACTTCTAACTCGTCAAATGCTTGGTTAATAGTTACAGCTGTTACATACGCTGATAGATCAACGCTGTTAAAAGTTACTACAGCTGTATTGTTTAAGAAAATTGCCATTATTACTCCTTATCCTTCTCTTTAGTTTGTGCAGGTTTTGGTGCTTCTTCGATCTGACCTATCTTCTTCAAGAAGGCTAAATCTTCTGGCGTTAGGCTCATTTTAGCTCCAGCTCGTTAGGATTGATACTGTTATTTCTGACGTTAATAAATCTCCACTAGCTGCATTAGTTATAGCTGGAGCGGAGACACTTGATATGTTAAGCACCAAAGATGATGCATTTTTGATCTCC